CTCGAAGGTAATCCTTTATTCCATAATGATCAGGTGAAAAACTTAAAACAACAATATGATGAATATTCGTGGTTAATCCCTGGTCCGAAGAAACGGGGATAAGCTTCAGTAATATAAAAAAAATGTTTACATTATAACCAATATTTATAGGTATGGCAAAACAAGATTTAACTATCTTTCAAAGATTAACAAAAACCTTCGGTTTTCAGGGAAACACAATATCTCCCCCACCACCGTCGTTTCAATTTTCGAAAGATGAATTACTGAAAACTGACAGTAAAGAAGAATACGAAAACGCTTTATTACAAGCCAAGCAAACTCAATATATTGCTGACAAATGGTCGAAACTCGACATGTCACTTTATAACCAATCAGTTTACTATGAACCAAACAGACTATCAGCATATTATGATTATGAGAGTATGGAATTTACTCCTGAAGTATCCGCAGCGTTGGATATTTACGCGGAAGAATCTACAACTAAATCAGAAAAAGGACAGATTCTAACAATACATTCCGACTCAAAAAGAATTAAATCTATTTTAGATGACTTGTTCTACAATATTTTGGACGTTAATACTAACCTACAAATGTGGACGAGGGGAATGGCTAAGTATGGTGATAACTTCGTATATTTAAAAATTGATGCGGCTAAAGGTATTATCGGTTGTCAACAATTACCTAACATTGAGATCCAAAGACTTGAAGGGGCTAGACAATCCAGCCCGAACCAAAGTGATAGGGTTTCCAGTAAGTTCCCAACCCGGGAACTCAGGTTCACATGGAATAACAAAGATATGGAATTCCAGGCATGGGAAATCGCTCACTTTAGAATTCTTGGTGATGATAGGAAACTTCCTTACGGTACATCCATGTTGGATAAAATCAGACGTATTTGGAAGCAGTTACTCCTAGCAGAGGATGCGATGTTAATTTATAGAACGTCTAGAGCCCCTGAAAGAAGAGTATTTAAAGTGTTCGTGGGTAATATGGATGACAAAGACATTGAACCTTATGTACAGAGGATTGCGAACAAATTCAAAAGAGACCAAGTTGTTGACCAACAAAACGGACAGGTTGATATGAGATATAATCAAATGGCGGTTGACCAAGATTATTTCATCCCAATGAGGGACATCTCTCAGAGTAGTCCAATTGAAACATTACCTGGAGCTCAGAACTTGGGTGAGATTGCCGATATCGAGTATATCCAAAAGAAAATGTTAGCGGCTCTTAGGATCCCGAAAGCGTTCCTTGGATTCGAAGATGTGGTTGGTAATGGAAAAGGGTTGGCGTTACTTGATATTCGTTTCGCAAGAACGATCAACAGAATTCAACAATCATTGATTCAGGAATTGAATAAGATTGCTTTGATTCACCTGTTCCTGTTAGGAATGGAAGATGAGTTAAACAACTTTACATTAATGATGACTAACCCATCGGGACAGTCTGATTTATTGAAAATAGAATCTTGGAAAGAAAAAATCACAATGTATAAGGACGCAACGTCCGACCAATCACAAATGGGAATTCTTCCTGTATCACACACATGGGCTAAAAAGAATATTCTAGGTATGAGTGATAATGAGGTTATTCTTGATCTACAACAACAAAGAATGGAACGTGCAATTGGTGCTGAATTAATGAACACCGCTCAAATTATCAGACGTACTGGTGTATTTGACGATGTTGATAAGAAATATGGTATTCCTGAAGAGGAAAGAAAACAAATTGAAGACGCGATAGCCCAAGGTGGTGGCGGTGAAGAAGGTGGACTACCTGGTGGAGGTGGTGGTGGTGGATCTATGTCCATGTCAGACCCATTAGGGACCCCAGCGGGTGGTGAAGGGGCAGCAACTCCAGGCGCGGACATAGGTGCCCCCGCAGCAGGTGGTGAAACGGCACCCTTAGCTGAAGAAAAAGAAGAAAAGAAAGAGCCAGTTTATAGAAGCGAGTCAAACAAAATGAAAATTTTATCAATGTTAGGTGAAGATACAAGTTTAGCTGATTTATTTGACAACAAAAAGGCTCAGGAGAATATTTATGAAATGGACAAGGCCATATCCGATATTATATCAGACAATGCCGAAGGCGAAAATAAACTAATTAAGGAACAAACTGATGACTAAATTTGGAACACTAAAAACCAAGATCTTACACTGCCTAACCGAGGCTTATACGGCTGGTAATAAAAAGGAAGTGAAAGAAATTCTACAATCAATTAAAGAGAACAAAGAATTCAAAGAATTGTATTTGTTTTATGAAGAGGTTGAGAATATGTATCTCGACGATAAAGAACTCGCTAAACTATATGTTGAAAATGTAGAGAAGTTATTAATGGAGAAAACGAAACGAGTTTCAAAGTATTCTAAATCTCTAGATAAGAAACTTAAATCTGAAAATTTAGTTGAGGTTGATCTCTACAAAAATTTGGATCTGCTCGCTGAAGAAGATACCTTAAAAACTGTCGATAAAAAAATGTTAGGGAAAAAGAAGTTGGTTGAACATCTGACCACGAAAAAAGAACTGACAGAATCTACAAGTGAATTTACAAATAATGAGGGGTTATTACTCGTCGTATTGTCAAGTGAATTTAATGGTAAGTTTGGGGACTCATTATCCGAAGGAGAAAAGGAAGAGTTACAGAAATTGCTCACCATTCCAAATGATCAATTAGTGAATGAGTTTAACACACTAAAAGAGCAGGTGGATGAGAAGATGAATTGTATGTTAACAGAAGAACAAGATGAAGTGGTAAAGGGGAAATTAAAGGAGTCTTTAATTGAGGCGAAAGCACTACCACCGACCAAATACAACTACTACAAACTACAACAATTGAAAAACGGACTTTAAGTCCGTTTTTTTTTGTATCATATTTTTGGTTTTATGGATTCTTTTCGTTATATTTTGTATAACACCATAAATTTTATATATGATGAGAATACATGAAGACAGGGAAATTTATTGCCTTGGGATATTACGAGAACGTAAAAATTGGTTATGGTACCGTTGATCACAAAAATTTAAAGACAATTTACATAAAATTGAATTCGTGGTTAGCCCCCGAAAATGAGGACGAAGAATTCGATAATATAATTTCGAAAACCAAACGAAAAATAAAATTAAGAATATACGATCTACACTCCGACTTATTCAAAAAAGAATCCATTGTTGACTTAGACGTTAGAACTAAGGGAATTAAGGTCGGGAAAAAATCATTTCTAAATCTGGAAATTACTTTATTCACTAAAAAAACCTTCGATGTTCGATCTGAAGATCTAAAAAATCTTATGCAAGATTTAATCGAAAATATTGTGGATGATGATCTGAACAACAAAATCTTATTTAATTTTCACCAAAATAAAAAATAACTTCTAAAACCTACATATTTATAGTAAACCGAAACTATAAATGAAGGAATTAAAGGTATTAGGTCGAAATGACTTTGGTGTAAAAGGATATTTGATTGAATATGATTCGGGACACATTGATCCTTTAGATCAAAACAACAAAGAGATCATCACCGAAATGAAGAATATGGACTTCATGGGTGAACTCATCCTATACGCAGTCCTACAAAAATACGACACCCCCAATAAGAATGGTAGAATTTATCCTGAATTAGTTTTAAGACGGGAAAACGAAAAATACCAAACTCTTATTGCAAATGGTGGGGCTATGAGTGAGCTCAACCACCCCACATCATCCCTTATCGATTTAGATAGAGTTTCCCATTCCGTTATTGAAACATGGTGGGAAAATAACGCCCTGCTTGGTAAAATTAAAATAAACACATCCCCAGGTTGGGAAAAGGGTGGAATTATCAGTTGTAAGGGTGATCAAGCAGCAAATTTATTAAGAAATGGGAACACATTAGGGATTTCTTCTCGCGGTGTTGGATCATTGAAGAATGTTAAGGGACAGAACATCGTACAAGACGATTTTGAACTTGTGTGTTTTGATTTAGTATCCTCACCATCTACCCCGGGCGCCTACGTGTTTAGTGATTTAGACGAGAGAGGTAGTTATGAAGAGTCAATTCAAGAACCGGAACCACAGGATGACAGGGCTAAAGATCTCATGTATAATTTGGATAATTTTCTATCGAAATAACAAAAAATGTGTGCTTTAAAGTGCATAAAGATAAACTTTTAATAATAATCGAATATTTATAAAAACAAACAGAAACAAAAATGGCTGAAAAATCAATTTTAGAAAAGGCATTGCTTCAAGTAGAAACACTTGAGGAAGCTGTTAAGGCAAACGCAAAAGGCATACTCGCTTCAACTATGAAGGAGGAGATTAATGATTTGCTGAAAGAACAAGAGGATGTTGTAGATCCTGAAGAAGACGAAAAAGATGTAGACGGTGTTGATACACCTGAAGATTCAGAAGAACCTTCGATAACCGACGAGCCCAAACTCGACGACGAACTTGATGCTGATGTCCCTGATATGGGTGACGAACTCAAAACCGACGACGAGGACGCTGACGATGTACTTGACATGACCGGAGCTTCAGAGGACGAAGTTTTGAAAGTTTTCAAAGCTATGAAACCTGAAGATGGAATAGTTGTTAAGAAAGACGGAGATTCCGTTGAATTCTCAGATGAGGGAAATGATTACATAATCAAGTTAGATGATGAAAGTACAGAAGAAACCCCAGATCTCCCAGGTGAAGAACTTCCGAGTGATGAGTTAGAACCTGAACTTCCTGCGGGTCTTGCAGAGCAAGATGCGCCAGTCGACATCGAAACTGATACTGAAGAAGTGGTTTATGAAATCGAACTCGACGAAGAAGACGAAAACCAACCTTTTACCGAAAAAGCTAAGGCTAAAAAAGGAGAACCTAAAGAAGACGTTAAAGTTACTGACACGGTTGGTGATGGAGACCCATTCGATAAGAAATCCGAAGGTCAAGTTGGCGACGGGGTTAAGAAACTCGAAGCAACTGAACAAGAAGGAACAAAAAGACCCGGAACACCTGTTCCAGGAACTGGAAGTCCTAAGACCGAAGAGCCAGGTAAAGGTGGGACGAACGCAGAACAGGCTGAAGACCATCCAGGTACACCTCCAAAGGGAACCAAACCGGGTGAGACAAAAGAGCCTGGAAAAGGTGGTACAAACGCAACGCAAGTTGAAGATCATCCTGGCACAGCACCGAAAGACACGGATAAGCCAGTGGTGAAAGAGCCTAAAGAAGGTATGGAAGAATGTGACGAATGTGGAGATGGTGAAGTCAAAGAGGTAGAAGCTACTGAAGCCGCAAGGACTAAGTGGAATCCTCATGGTGATAAGGGACCGTCAGATCGCGCAGGTATTAAATCTAAGAAGATTTTCAAAGCGGGTTCTGATGTCGATGTTGACATTAAAATCAACGAAGAACTTAAAACTTTAAAGAAACAAAATGGTGAGTACAAAAAAGCACTATTACTTTTCAAAGACAAACTGAATGAAGTTGCTATTTTCAACGCGAACTTAGCATACGCTACACGTCTGTTCACAGAACATTCAACCACAAAACAGGAGAAATTGAATATATTAAAAAGATTTGATTCGATTTCAACAATAACTGAATCGAAAAATCTTTATACCGCAATTCACGGGGAACTGGACTCAGGGAAACCTATGACAGAAACCGTAGCGGAAAAAATCGTCTCAACTCCTCAGAGTTCATCTACTGAAGTATTGTCCGAAGCTAAGGCTTACGAGAATCCTCAGTTCAAGAGAATGAAGGACTTGATGACAAAATTAAAATAATAAATAAAACAAACTCAAATACATTAAAAAAATGGGAGCATTATTAGAATCAGGTATGGTTGGTAACATCGGTCTTAAGCACCTTCGTGTTATCAAAGAAGATACCATCAAAAAATGGGACGATTTAGGATTCCTTGAGGATCTTGAAGGTCACCAGAAAGATAACGTGGCTCAATTGTATGAAAACCAGGCAAGTTATTTAATTAACGAAGCCGCTGTTTCTGACTCTTCAGGGTCTTTTGAAACGGTTGTTTTCCCAATTATCCGTCGTGTTTTCTCTAAACTTTTGGCGAACGACATCGTGTCTGTTCAGGCCATGAACTTACCTATCGGTAAACTGTTCTTCTTCATTCCTAAAATTCAGGAAATGAGCGGAACTAATCCGGTGGAGCATGAAGCCCCTTACGGCTATCCTAACACTCAGACACAACAGGAGATGGACGCAAGTTATGACGGATTAAACCTTTATGACAGATTCTACGAGCAAGGTGATGGAAACGATCCTAACACAGGACTTTTCGATTACTCTAAAGGTAGATATGTTACTTCAGGTGTAACCGCAACAAATCTTGTAACTTTCTCTAACGGAACTGCTGTTGTTGTTGATCCTTGTGATCTAACAGGAACAACCGTTAACAGTGTGATCGTATCCTTCACTGGATTCGCAACTGACGGACAGGGAAAACTTATCGGACCTAACGGTAACGTTATGGATACTGAAGACTTCTTAGCATCAGCTACGGTTGGTTATGACGGAACTTCAGTAAACTTCAACGTTGTAACTCAAAAATACGGAAAAGGTATCGTTGAGTACGGTGAAAAGGCAACTAACTCTACTTACCCAAGTGGTAGGTATCAGGACATTTGTGACGAAACAGGAACTATCTACATTCAGGTAGATATGACTACTTATTCTGCCACTGGTGGATTTAGTGGAACAACTTTCGCCACTTCACCTTGTCCTGCATTAACTGACTGGACGTTGACTTATCGTCTATACGACTCATTAGAATTCGAAGAAGAATTGGGTGAAGTTTCATTTGACTTGTCAAGTGTAACTGTATCCGTGACTGAAAGAAAACTAAGAGCAAGTTGGTCACCTGAATTAGCACAGGACGTAAGCGCATTCCACAACATCGATGCTGAAGCTGAGTTAACAGCTCTTCTTTCAGAACAAATCGCTGCTGAGGTTGACCGTGAAATCCTTCGCGACCTTCGTAAGGGTGCCGCTTGGAAAGCTCGTTGGGACTATAACGAATGGAAGTACGGAAACCAGGGAGCTTCATTCGTGGGGTATACTCAAAAGGACTGGAACCAGACGTTGGTTACCAAAATAAACCAGGTATCTGCACAAATCCACAAAACTACTCTTAGGGGTGGTGCTAACTGGATTGTTATTTCATCTGAAGTAAGTGCTATATTCGACGACCTCGAATATTTCCACGTATCGAACGCAGCTCCTGAGCAAGATCAGTATAACATGGGTATTGAGAAAATCGGTACTTTAGCTGGTCGTTATCAGGTATATCGCGATCCTTACTTCCCATCAGGGAAAGTACTTATTGGACACAAAGGTAAATCGTTACTTGACGCAGGTTATGTATACGCACCTTATGTACCTCTTCAGTTGACTCCGACTATGTACAATCCTTTCAACATGACTCCGATCAAAGGAATCATGACCCGTTACGCTAAGAAAATGGTTAACAACCGTTACTTTGGTGTTATCGACGTGAAAGGTCTTGTTGTATTCAATAACGATACATTAAGATAGTATATCATCCTTCAATATCAAAAGGGACATTTCGGTGTCCCTTTTTTTATTGCCTAATTTTTCGTATATTTAGTTGGATGGCCGATATTAATTACAAGAATCTGAGGTTAGACGTACTTCAACAATTGGTCGGTGCTCGGATGATTGAATGTCATGACAATAAAACCGACATGATCCGACAACTTAAACTGGATGACATCGGGGAATATGTTAGACCGACAATAGTAGAAAAAATAGACGCTGATAAGTTCTTAATCGGAATTGATATCTCCACCCATGACCAATTGGTTCAAATGGGTGGATTAATAGAAAAAGGTGAGGCAATAAGATCCCATTATTCAATGGGTCGACTTTATTACATATCAAACATTAATATATTAGAAAATGAATTGGACTGAATATTTTTTAGGAATTGCGGAACAAGTTAAGTTAAAATCAAAAGATGAGTCAACACAGATAGGGGCGGTTATCGTTGGGAAGGACAGAGAGATACTTTCTACGGGTTATAACTCCTTTCCTAGGGGTTTAGATGATAATCTACCAGAACGTCAGGAAAGACCCTTAAAATACTTCTATTTCGAACATGCCGAGCGGAACGCCATCTATAATGCCGCCAGAGTTGGGATCCCACTCGATGGGTCTACAATTTACCTCACGTCTGGCCTTCCTTGTTCAGATTGTGGCCGGGCGATTATAAACTCTGGAATTAAAACGGTGTATTGTAAAAGGGAGTGTACCACCAAGAACAAAGAGAAGTGGATGGAATCCCAAGACATCGCGTATAAAATGTTACTTGAGTGTGGGGTTAAGGTCACTTATTACGAATAGGTTTCCATTGGGTTCTCCTATTATATTTCCAAGTTCTATACATTCTATACCGATACCGTAGGATTTGTTTCCTACTATATTTTCGACCACGATGTTGAGTCTTTTTCCCTGTTGGGTGCCAACTCATATAAGAATCTTCTGGGTATGGATCACCATCATAGATATTTAATATCTTGTAGATCCGGTTGTTGATTGGTGGGAAGTCTATTTCCATTGTGACCTCCTCTTTGTTTTGTCTTTCCAGGAATAAGAATGTCGACCTGACCACTTATTACATCCCTTGTGTGGGGCACACTTGGGGCACTTTGTTAAATACAGACTAATGAGGCGTGCATTTTTATATACACGGCTGTTCGTTGTTTCTTCGTGAATTTTTCTTTTCATTTTCCTTAGAGTTTATCTAAGGATGGTCATAAAGTTTTTTCATATGGACAAATATACTAAAATAAATATTCTTAAACAAACGCATTACCCATTCTTTGTAATGTTTTCATTGTTTCATCGATTTTTGTACACTGGTCAACAAACGAGGATTCCTCGGTAATTGACAAGTCAAACCACTCTCCTTCGTTTCTCACATGAGCATATCGATTGTGGAGGGCCGATTCTATTTTACTGGCGTTCTCCGACTGATATGTTTCAATCAATTGTAGTTTATCAGAGTTCCCAGTTTGGAGTTGTTTGATTCTTTGAGTCGGGTTCTTAGCAATTCCGATTTTGTACTGACCGTCATTACCCCTAATCAAATATACGTAACGCATTATTTTTCTGATATAATCTCGAACTTTATCTCGTCCCTATAAAATACGTCTTCAGAATTAATTCTTGCTTTAATCTCAAGGTTGTATTCTCTCGGTATCATGTAAGATGTGTCTAAGATGAATGAGTTTTCGTTGGTTCTGTCCATCTCTGTCCAATCGAACACGTTTACCTGAGTTCTACCTTCTTTGACATATATTCTATAATAGACCTCATCCAATAATACACCTTTTTGTTGAGAAATTGAACGGAAAGTGGTTACTATTTTTCTTGTAGATCCTCTTTTTATCTTTTCATTTTGTTTTACACCATAAAATTGTACAACGTAGTCGTCGGCTTCCGTTTGATTCGATCCGATATCAAAATAAGCTGAAAATGGCTTCGGAACAAATTTCTGAGTAACACACTCAAGGTCGATTCCGTTTATTTTAATGTTACACCATTTATCAAAATAAAATCTTCTACCGTCACAGAGTTGACCTTGTAACCCAAATGTTACCTTATATACCCCTTTTCTAATCTTTGTGGTTGTTAAACCTGATAGACCTTCAATCACCGTGTCATTATAATCTAATATATCAACTATCGGTAATTCATCTAAATCATATCTATTACCCATATAATCAACATATAAATAAAGATTCCGGTCTATATCAATGGTAAAGTTTTCTCGATTATCATCTATGTCATCATCAAATGTTGTTTCCAAATGTGGCTCCCAAAATGTTTGGGTATATTTTGTAAAGAAACTAACTGATTGGTCTATTTCACTTGAAATTTCTTGGTACGGATAGTCGAAGGCCAGACCCAATCCATAATCGGTATTTCCTGATACTATGATTCCGTTTATATAATCGGTAATATCAACATCGATATTTTCGTCACCATTGTCAAACCCTATTTTTGTGATTGTGTGTCCAGTGGTTGCATAAATACCAGTTTCCGTCCATCCACTTAATGATGTTCTCATATTCCAGTTTGATGGTCTAACGTCAAATGTAAGGTCGCCACTTGTGTAATCGTATGCCTCTTCATAATCAAATCCGACACCCTCATCCCAATACTCAGGAATTTGGAATAAAACTAATTCGAATGCGACCGCCCGTTCTCTTCCTGTTCCTCTTTTTGCTCCTAATAATGCTTCATCTCCAAATATTGTATTTGTAAGACGTAATGTGTGGGTGGTATTATCGTTAAGGACTAAATACCCCCCGTCAATTTTATTTTGTAGAGCTGTTAAATCTAATTTAAAGATGAACTTTGAGAATCCAGATCCGTAAAATATTTCTGTGTTGGGGTTTTTCGCAGTGTTTATCTGTGATCCCGTACTTCCATACCTTAATATGGTGTTATTCTTTTCGAAGTATGATCGGTAGTATGACATAGTTTTTATTAATAAATATCATTTAGTTAATTCGAAGCGAATCATTTAAAAGATCGTCTCGTAAAGTGTCCATTAATCTGTTAAATTCTTCATAGTTATCCTCCGTTTTTACGGGGGTATCGTTTATATTATGAATATGACTATCATACATTTTTTTCAGAGTAATCAGTAAGTTATAGAGAACATTACCTCTAACTAAAGCGTATGTGTTCGGTTCAATTTTACTTAAATAATCTTCTTGAGTTAGTTCGTATTCATTTAATTCGGTAAAATTAATTGTTCTTATATTTTTCCCAACATTCGGGCTCGTACTTGTTATATAAACCCTATCTGCACTTAAATTAGAAAATGACTGTTCTCCACCACTTTTTACCTCTTTTACCGTGTCGACAATTTTTGAACTTTCGGTTATTGGTGGGTCGGCACCATTTCTGGAATAAACCAATCCAGCCGAGATAGTTCTATTTCGTGACATTATTTTACCTAGGAAGGTTTCCTTATTTGTGATTTCAGTAGGATTCCCGCCTGGTGTTAATAAGAAGTTTGTAGTTGGTCTAAAATAAAAGGGGTAGACGCCATCGTTAGGATATGTTGCATCTAAAGCGGTTAGTCCCTGATCATCTATTAAATGTAATAATTCTCGGAATTCAACATACCCAGATTGTATTGTATCAGTTAATGGTTTAATATAGGATGCGTCTGTCGTTGTATTTTCTGTGTTAAGTAATTTAACAAGATTAGTGTCGCCATGATTGAACACGGTATCCGCATCAAAAACATCTGTATTAAATTGTTCACCATACCCAGGAAGAACTTTATACACGTATACCCTTAACTCGGTTGGTGTTATCAGATCATCTATCTCATATTCGATGATGTATTTTATTCTGCTAACGGATATGGTCTCTGTGGTTATAGTTTCTTTGGCCGCTTTAAAAGTTTTGGGGAATTTCTTTAATGACAGACGACCCATTTTTTTGGCCATCTGAGGATAGTTAAGTATACTTTCCTTATTCTTCCCTTGTTTGGCCTTTAACATTCCACCCCTTAATTGGAGGCCGTTTTCTGTGAAAATTACATCTGCCCCATAATTCCCCTGGAAACCAACATCTTTGTCTTTAGGTGTTGTTCCCTCTGTCAGGGGATTATTAAATGTCCCATCGGGGTTACGAATATCTTTAGTTTTCTTTGGAATATTACTGGCGTATGTTGTGTGTGCATGTTGAGCAGAAAAAGTTTGGTTTTCTAGATCGTGTGGTGAGGCGAATGGTCCAGCCACATATTCAACATTTTGGGTTGGTTTTTCGGTGTCGTATCGTAATAATTTAATTGACTGGCCTACCTGTGGAATAATATTGATATGAATTGGTAAAAATGGGATGGCGATGAATGGGTCATTCTCGTCCCAATCATTATATTTAATACCCATCGTCTGTTCACTTACAAATAAACTGTACGGATCGTATCGTACTCTACCGACCCCTTTCGGGTCGATATTATTAACACACTTTGCGACATCAATTATCTGCATTATATTGTTCTTTTACCAAGTTCTTTATTTATTATTTCGTATGATCCCTCGACAGCATCTAAATGTCTTGTCAAATCGACTATTAGTTCTTTCGTCTTGTTAAATTCATTAAGTAATAAATCTCGACTTTCGATTAATTTTTGGTTCGGTTGGTCTTTTACGTTCTTAACGATATTTTCTAAATCTTTTGGATTCATATTAAAATAGTTTTCCTGCCCCGGTAATTAATGGTGATATCACAGCACCACCTGGTCCCGCGGGAATTATTGTTGGATTTAACCCGACTTTTACGTATGAGTTTGCATCCATTTCATTTGAATATGATTCGATCATGGACTTCATAAGTGAGGGTAATTTGTTTTCCGTTCCATATATGTCTCCCGTATTAATCCCCGCCGCTTCTAATCTATCGAGAGAATCCATATATGCCCGGTCTGCGCTGAATCCGGGCAGACTTTGGGATATGACAAGTAACAACCCAGGAATTGGCACACTTACTGACCTATTTAAGGCTGACTTTATAACATTTAAGAGGGCACCGAAGATGTCCGCGCAACTTTGAATTCCCGACTCAAGTACTTTCAATAGAAGACTAATCAACGATAAGATAATTCCCTTGATTTTGTTAAACGTATTCAATACGATGGTCGTCGCCACGTCTTTCACAAAATTTAAAAGATCTCTTTTCACAAGTGCCCAAAATTCTTTAATGAAATTCCAGAATAATGATTTAATTAGACTGAAGAACATCCCCGATAACTCTTTCATCATATCCTTCACATTTAGATCATCCACATCTGCATTTAACATTTGATAACTCAAGGCGATTGGAAATAACATTTTAGGGGATAAGATTGTTGAAACTAACGCTCTTGGAATTTGTAAAATGTAGTCGTTCATTAGTGACAATTCGAAACCTTCAAGATATATACTTTCGTCGGATTGACCGTATGCGTCCATAGCCGCCTTCTTCAACGTATTATTGACGTTTTCATCTATATTTTTTGAATCTAATAGATAGGTGAAGTCTTCCATATGATTTGAGTTTGTTGGGATCTCAAAATTGTTGCAGTCAGCAAATTTTAATACTCGTCTTTTTCTCGCATCTTCATCGTCTAAATCAATTCCCTCAACATCATCAAAATCGAAATAATCCTGAATATCGGGTTCGTCTTCAAAAAGTTGATTTGTTGCGTTATTTAAAAATGGTGAATCATTATTTGATGCATTTCCACATAAAGAAAATAATTTGGTTAGTAATCTATTTAGATAGTCCATTCCAGAATTAAATGAGCTGGGTTCTGTTCCATCACCTTGTAATGACATTAACATCGCGTTTTTTAAAACCCCCTCGATGTCGGGTTGTTCGATAGTGTTGTAATAATCGGATATGAAGTCAGAGATATTCTGATCAGAACTAATATTGACCACCGCATATTTTTGAGATGCTGGTGACCACACCAACCTAAATAACGTGTCCCCATCTTTTGTAACAAAATCGTATGGTGTTTCATCAAATGCGGTAAACAACTCCCTATTAAATTGGAGTCCAAGCCCGGGATCTGGCTGTGCTTCGTACATAACTTTACCACTAATTGAATCGGGACTAACTTTGAGCATATTTATGAAATCGAATTCCGTGGGGGACATGGTAAATGATTGTGATCGGGTTTCTGAATTAGAGTCACAGCCACCCTGACCACTAAAGAACCCTTTTTTTAC